CGCATAACAATTGGCGGTTTGTTCCTCGGTTACGTCCTCGTTTATTGCATCGAAAACGGAAACGCCCCAATTGTCCGGGTCGTCCTCAATAACTTTGTTTTTGAGTAATTCCGAAACGACAATTTCGGAAACTTGTTTGGCTGTTTTCCCGCTATCGGTCGCCAATTGTTTTAATAAATCGCTCTCTTTTATTCTCATATCTTTGCCGGGTAATCCCCCGGTGGGTTTTTGTTTCTGCAAAAGTACAAATAAAATCTATATTACCAAAAATAAAACCTTTTAATATTTTATTTATTCAATGTTGGATGCTTGTAATACAGATAAAAAGCACTAATTTTGTTGCACCGCATAACCTTACAACATCGCTCTCGGTTACTGCGTACCAACCCCCGGCGTTACTTCATTGCGTCGGGGGTTTCTCTTTTAATCATGTATTCCAAATTCACAATCCCCCCATTGGTCGAAATCCGCCCCGTCATAACTTAACGGGTAACGTTCCGGTTCCGGGCAATCCGTCCAACATTCCCGGCGTGCATTGTTTAGGGCGACCCGTTCCGGGTTATATCCGGGTTTATTCTTTTCTCTCAATTGGGCGGCGCAACTCTTACAACAACAACGTCCCCAACCCCGGCGTAAATTCCGGGTATCGGCGTTATATTCTTTGCCGCAATTATCGCAATTTCTTTTTATCATTGCCATATATTAACCCTTTGTAAATCCCTTAAATGCCACATGGTAAACGTCGTATTGTTTCCCGGTAACATAAAACTCAATCATACGTTCCGGGTTCCCGGCGTCGTTTATCGCAATGGTTGGGTATGGTTCCCCCGGCAATTGATTATAATCGCTTTCAATGTCCCGCAATCCCTCCGGGAAATCCGAACGGTCGGCGGAAAAATACCGGGTTAAACTCTCTTTTATTCGGTTCAACATTTCGTCGCCGTGCGGCTCATAATGCGCTTTTATCTTATCTTGTTTTCTTAATGCAAATCGCATGGTTTCCAAATATTTTTTTGAAACGTCCACGACCTTTGCGCACGTTTCGGGGTTAAACATTCCAATATGCGTATATTCCGGGGGTAATCCCAATTGGTCGGATAACCATTTGTACGCCTCCCGTCGCTTCATTAGTCCACGTTTGTACAACTCATCAAAATATCGGTGCGCTTCAATCTTACATCGGCGCAACTCGGCGTTTGCCAATCGACCCTTTGCCCGGTCGGTTCCCTTATGAACACCCACATACGCCCCGCATTGGGGACAATAATAAATCATTCCATAATCAACGCCGTAAACCTCAATACTATTTTTGTACTCGGTCGGAACGTGGCAATACGGGCAAATTCGACCGCTCAATATTTCCCGTTGTTCCTCTGTCAATCGTATATCCATAACAGGCAAAGCCGGGGTTATTCCCCCGGCTGTAAATATGCGATTGCGTTTAATTCCTTTTGGCGTTCGGTCGCCCAATTAACATTGCGGGCAATCCATTCGTCGGCGGGGTTCTCGGCAATCCATTCTTTCCGATAAGACGGCACAAAGTATGCGACTTGCTTTTTATACGCCCGTTCGGGGTTTGCCAATATTTCCGTCGTGCGGCTCAACCCTTTGCCGTGGTCGCCTTTGCCGATTAAGTCCAACCGCCCAAAATAAAATTCGCCGTTGGCGGTACACGCCACATAATCACGGGCGGACGTTCTTTTTGAAACAATCGCTTTACTATCGACGTCAATAACTTGGTACTCGTATTTCTTTCCCTTTACTTTCTTAACTAAAATGTACTTTGCCATGATTGAAAATTTATATTGTTCTGGGGAAAACGCCCCGTCGTTGTTTACTGATAATAGAAAGTGATTTTAACGCCTCGGCGCAATTTGCAAACCTCTTTGTCGCCGTAACAATTGAAAGCACGTTTTAATAAGCGATTGACTAACTTAATGTCGCCGACAATCTTTATTAAACCGGACACGCCAACCAATACATTAACCTTTTTGCCGTTTACAATTCCGTTTACCTTGATTTTGAAATTGCGGTTAATCTCTTTTGTTGTGTAATCTAATCCGTTATAAATGCTTTGAGTATTCATATTGTTTCGCTCTCTATTTTCTGGGAAAACGCCCGGTCGTTCTTGCTTGATGATGCAAATATACAACCTTTATTTTAATTACCAAAGGTTTTATTTTTTATTTTTCAATTTTTATTCGATAATGTATGCCTTTATATGGCTTACCTGTATCAACAGCCTTTTTTATTAGCGTTCTATCAAATCCTTTTTTTTGTGCATCCTTGTAATTTAAGAACTCAACACATACTTTGCCATCATATCCGACGCCCTCAATTGGAAAATTGTATTTTGTCTTATTCCTTATCGCTAATTCGTAATTCATATTTTCCTTTTGCGTACACCAGCGCAAATTTTCAACAAAGTTATGATAACGCACTCCGTCGATATGGTCAACGTATGGTTTATTGTCCGGATTGGGGATGAAAGCATTTGCAACCAATCGGCTAATTTGTTTTGTCTTACTCTTTCCGTTTTTACTTAATGATACGGTTAAACCGTTACTAATAGTTTTTGCGGGACAAAGTATTGCGTTTTTCCTTACCGTCATTATTCGACCGTATGAACTAACCTTATATAATCCCTCATAACCTTTAATGTCTTTCCAATTCTCCATAAATTATATTTTAGTATTTTGATAGTGCAAATATAAGAAGTTTTATTTTTATTTCTCATACTATCGGCATACTAATATTATTTTCTTAGAATTTTCGATTTAAGCGACTTTTGCAAACGGGACGGGTAAATTTCCACTTTGAAATAAAATGCCCGGAAACGGGCTAAAAATGGCTTAATAGAAAAGGGGTTGCAACGCCTTGTTACAACCCCTTATGTCTATTATATGTATTCCCAATTATAACCCTTATGTTTTTTCATACGTCCTTTACAACATCTAATTATCAATGTATCGTTAAACCCATCTTTTTTGGCTAAATGGATAGATTGGTATGTTTTGAGGCAAATTCCGTTTTTCATCATCTTAACGGGTTTTGAATTTGGATGCAATACCCCCTTTTTACCTTGCATATTTTTTGCGTTATTTTCGCTCAATCGCTTTTTCGTAATAGGATTATTATTGTTTTCCAAATATGTAACCCAACGCAAATTATCTGCATGGTTATTGGTTCGGTCGCCGTCGATATGGTCGATACATGGTTTGTTGTCCGGGTTCGGAATGAAAGCCGCCGCAACTAATCTATGTAATCGAAACGTTTTGCGCATCCCATTACATAAAGCAACGGTTTTATATCTATTCCCGGAACCGCATATTTTCAAAACTAATTGTTTCTTAATAGATTTTACACGCCCGTAATTACTCACTTTATATAACCCTACATATCCGGGTATATCTTTCCATATTTCCATTATACAACCATTTAAGTAAGCAACCAAAAGAGAAACGGGGAAAAGTGGTTGCATCTTTTTTCATTCGGTAGCTACTCCGAACTATCCCCGTTTTTGCAAAGATAGTTATTTTTCTATGGTTATAACTTCAAACCCGGTAATTTTTGAATTTGGATTTTTTGAAACAATATCAAATTCACGGTTTTTTATCCGTTTTGTTTTCCATAAAAAACCTAACCAACGCTTATATTGCACACTTTCCGTTATTAAAAGGCTATCCCGTGTTATAATTTTGCCCGAAAACGTATTATTTATAATACATCCGTCAAAGTCAACCCATTTGTCGGAATACTCAATACAACGTAATACGGTCGTAACCGTGTCGCCGGGCAAATATACAATACTATCCCGGACGTTCGCCCGTAATTCGTTTATCGTTTCCATTTGTGCCGTCGTAACCCTTTGTAAATCCCGGTTCTTTGTCTGCAACGATTTGATTAACGCCGCATCGTCCGCCCGGTATTTTTTGTATTCGGATAATTTCAACTCCAAATTCCCAATCTTTGCGGCGTTCAAACTATCCTTTGTTTGATACGTGCGGACGTCCTGCAACAACGTTTCGGTATTGCTCCGGTATTTGTCCCGTTCGACGGTCAAATTATTAATGCGCTTTTGTTGGAACCAAAAGGCGGCGGCAACCGCCATAATGATTGCCGCCAATATTATATACTTTTTCATACTCAAACATTGTTATATTCAATTGCCGCATTAAAACACGGGCATTCTTTGATATACTCCCACGGCTCAATAATGCCGTCGCCGTTCAAATCCGGGGAATAATCCCGGTGTCCCTTAATCGTTGCGTCCGGGAACATAACAACTAATCGGGATAATAACCATATTAACGCCTCCTTTTGTTCCGGGGTGCGTGTGTCGGCGGCTTTGCCGTTGGCATCCAATCCGCCAACGTAACAAATACCAATAGAACGGGAATTTTGCCCGGAAACGTGCGCCCCAATCTCGGAAAGATAACGCCCGGTTTCAATTGTTCCATCCGGCAATACAACAAAGTGATAACCGCAAATTCGCCCGCTTTGCGGTTGCTTTTTAAAACCCCGTTGTTTGTGCCAACCGTCGATAATATCAACATTGACTTTTGCACCGGGTTTCGTTGCACTACAATGTACGATTAAATCCGTAATCGTCCGGTTTGCCTTTTGACCTTGCAAATAGGTTAAAATTTCGCTTTGGTTCATTTTTCGCCCTCCTTTTCTTTATCGTTAATAATATCACTATCGTATTCCCGTTGGTATCTCTTAATTATCGGTTGCCAATATCTCGGCAATACCCGTGTAAACTCCAACCGGATAACGTGGTAAATAATACGCAACGCAACCTTTGTGGGATATGCTTTAATAAGGTTGCGGAAGGCGTTTTGCAAATACACATACATAAAAACATAAGTAAGCGATTTAACAACGATAATTGATGCTTTTTCGTCGCCGCAATTTTTCATAATGATAAAAATCGTCTCCACAATAAACAGATACAAAATCAATTCGCACAATGCGTTTTTAAACTTTCGGAACGAAAAGTTTTTGCATCTAACTATCGAAACGCCGTCAGCTCTCATTCCTGCCCAAATGTTGAATGAAAACATCATTACTAAGGAAAACACAAATCCTTTTGTGGGTGTAAAATAACCTAATATTGGCGAAAATGAAGTAACCAATATTATTCGCATGTTTTCAAAATTAAATTTTTCCATATTATATTGGCATATTTAAAACTTCACTATCATATATGTATCCTTTCATTATATTCTGTGCGTAATATCTTGCTAAGAGCAAACGCCCTCTATTATTTGGATGCAATCCATCTTCAAGATATTTACCATTCGATTGATGGTTTTCAAATAATAATGATATTCCCGCATCTGATAAATTTATAGGATTTGAACACCCTGCATATTTCCCCATCTTAATGATTGCATCTCTTATTGTATCAACTATTTCAGCCGTATAATATGTTGAATATAACGGCGTCGCAAGAAATATTCGCGCATCGGGTGCTAATATTTTAAGACTTTCAACCGCCCATCTTATTGATGAAAATAAATATTGTCTTTTTTGTTCATTCCAAGTTTGTGAGATTATGGAATTGAAATCTCCAACACCCGATTCTCCAACTTGCGTCGCATCGTTAATTCCACATGCTATTATAATTATATTTGGAATTTCTATTTCTTCGGTTCCTAATCCCTTATCGCTTGGAATTGTAAATGTCTCGCCTGTTTTTGGGTGCGTAAATGATATTATTTCACCTTTTGGAGTTATTTTTTGAGCGAATCTTAAGACTTGATTAAATATAACGTTATTTTTCGTATCTCCACTACCATCATCAAAATTGCCTGATAAATCAATTTCTGTCACATCAATTCCATCTCTATAATAGTCGTTCCAATGTGCTCCAGCAACTGCAAGGTTTGTTAGCTTTTCAGCATTAACTAATCTTGCAAATAAATTAGTCCATGAATAATTTTCTGCTGTAATACTATCGCCTAATATAAGATATTTTAAAGACGGGATAAAGTTAAAAAACTGCTTTAAATTACCAAAGGTATATTGGTTTATGTACTCCAATTGGTATTCAGTAGAATACCAAGACAAATTATCATCAGCAATTTCCCAATATGAATCAGGATTGTTGGGGTGATGATACATTACTTTGTTTAATTTATTACCAACATTGCTTGTATATCTATACGCAACCAATAAACCTTTAGTATTTAATATTGCCAATGTTTGACCGTTCCGCAAAATAACAGAATCAGGTAAATCTATATACATTAAATTTCCCTTTATATTACCTCCATTTTCATAGGGGATTTTATTTTTATCTATGCTAATCGTGTATAATAGGGTATTTGCCGCATAAAAATTAGCATTTGTTTTTGGCACACCTTTACACAAATATACTCTAAATTCATATAATTGTGTATTATCTGCCTTTGACATTTTAAAATTAAACCATATACGATTGAACTTGATGTTTTGTTCTGTTATGTAAAAACCAAAGTTCAATGTCCCTTGATACCCCCCAGCTCTTTCATCTCCGGAAAAATCAACTGATTCTTTTAATATACTATCATTAAACCTTATAATGTTACTATCTGCCTTTAATTGTTGATGGGACACCGCATTATTGGGGGATTTACCTAATTCGACAAATGTTGCTAATAATGACTGCCCCATAATTTCATTAATGCTATTACCATTTATATTTACGAATGAATTTTCGGGTATTCCATTATTATAATACGTTTTAGCAATCTTTATTTGTTTATAGTCTATATCGCCACTATAAGGCGTTTTTACCATAACTCTAATATACTTTACATTTGCAGTTCTTCTTGGACGTCCTATAAAATGCGGTCTTGGGTCTATATCATCAAAATGCAATATGTTTTGTTCTTCTGTATTTATTGCAATATAGTTTTCATCATACTGATACCATATATAACTATTTACTGATGGTGGCAATCCTAATAATCCAGCATAATAAACGTATAATTGTCCCATATTTATAGGCATATCTTCGACATTAATATAACCGCTTGTTGAATAATCTGCATCTTTAATCAATCTTCCATCAAACGGCTCATCTGATGTTATAGCCGGCAATCTAAATCCTATATTGACTTGATACGGATTAAACCTATTATAGTCCTCTGAATCAATAAATTTAACATTATATTGCAATATAATCTTATATGCCCATTGATTATTATTAATATATATTACAGATATGCCATTTGGTAATATAATATTGTCAAAATTAATATATCTCCCCTCAATTGTAGCTAAATAAAAAATATTTTGGTCTGGCGTTCCCGGTATTGTTGTAGGTGTTGCAATTCCTACAAATGTTGCATTAGCTCCAACTATGTTAATAATTGAAAGCAACGTGTTTTGTAGAACTTGCCCAGTAATTTCTTGGTTCCCGTTTGTTTTTATAACATCGGAAACCGCTTGTTTAAGTTCGTCATAATTTCCCATAATCTAATTAACTTAATTGTTGTTAAAATCATTATTAAAATCTCCGTTAAAATCTCCTTTGTTTTTTATTATATAGCCACGTCCGATTTTTTTAACAACGGTTGCGCATTCAAATTCGCATTCAACTGATGCTAAATTGCCCTGCGTTTGCCATTTAGGAGTAATCAAAAACGTGTCGCAATCGTATTTCCTACCTTGACTATATACCGTAACAAAATCACTCATTCGGATTAATCGCATTACGTCGCAAAGGTATTCGGGGGCTAAAAAGATAAACCGAAACGTTTTTTCCGATATTTGTTTTTCCGGGAAAAAATACCCGTCCCGTTCTTCGCCCTCTTCCTCAAACTTGTATTCCGGCTTTCCCAACTCCGAACATACGTAAACCCGGTTTTTGAATTGCATGCCCTCATAAACGATTTGTCCGCCGTCAACTTCCATATTGGCGGCGTCACTCCATTCAACACACAAATAACCGTCCATTCCGCCGGAAATCCATGTAAACACATCGGAATAATACCATTGTACGCCATCATATATCTCAATCATATAACGCCCCTCTGGGAAATCTAAAGCCATCGGCAACAATCCGGAATAAACAATAACATCATACCCGTAATTTTGGAACCGGACAATTTGCAATCCGGTTTCCAACATCGGCGTTGTTATGTCTGCCAATATGCGGGTAAATTTATAATCGTACAACCGAACCGATACAATGTTATTTGAACGGGTCGGACGTATGATTTGAAACGGCAATAGTTTATTGATAGGCGTAAACAACGGGTAAACGTCGCCATACGCATACGATTTTTTATAATCTTGGTATTGTACGCCCTCGTAAAACGGCAATACGGACAAATTATTATTCGGTGTCATACTTCAATGTTGTTTTAATGGAACGACTGCACAAATTTACGCTTAATTTATCAATTTGACCGTTACCCATATACGTTTTTATTAGTTGCATCGGGTTTGGGTCGTCATTCGCCGGAAAACTAAACGTTTGTTTCTTCTTTCTCTCAATGCCACGGGCGTAAACCTCGGAACCGTTTATTGATACACGACGGGCGGGTAAATCATATAACCAATACGGGGATTGCAGATTGATAAACGCCAAATATCCGTTTTGCAAAAAGTATTCGACCCCGTTAATAGTTTGGCGGGTAAATGGTAATATCCATTGCGACCCGGACGTTGGCGGAACGGCGGCAAACAAGGCGAACCCGTCGGAACTTATGTTGCCGGGGTTTAACAACATCATATCAATATCGGACGTGAAATTTGATATATTAATTTCCTCAACCTTTCCGGGCGTTACATACTTACTAATTACTTGTATCGGCAATCCCTCAAAAGCCGCCGTAACGTCGTCCATCCATTCAAATTGGTAACGTTCGGGCAAATCGACCTTATCAAACGAATATTCCGACGTGTTGAACGCCCACGGTTTCCCGTTGCGCAAATTTAATTCCTTTGTCAAATCGTGGCTTAATATAGCCCCGCCGGAATAGGAACCGCCATTGCGGAAATATTGGATATGCTCAATTTTAAATTTGCCGTCCTCAATGAACCAATAACATTTGAAACAATCCCGTAACATATTGGTAAATTGTTGTAAGGTTGTCGGGGCTTTTTGTGCGGGTTGCTGATATTCCCCGTTTATAATATTGGTTTTCTGTGATACAAGCAAACGGAAATTCAACCCGGATATTGGGTTGTTTCCGCTGTATAAAAATTGGCTGTATTCCGCCGTGGCTGCGTGGGTAATACCGGGCGCAATCTGATTGAGCAAAACAGATATACAAGACGCAACCGGGAACGCATCCCGCAAAGTATATGCTTTTCGGGCTTTTTCCTCTAATATCCAATCCATCAAATAAAACCCAAACCACAACGACGCATAACGCCACGTTGACCGGGCGATTGGATAAAAGGTTTGCCCGTATATGGAATAAGGCGGCGCAAAATACTTTCCGTTGTCGGCTAATCCCCACTCGGTCGGCGTATCTGAAAAGTTATTCGATATAAACGCCACGTCGATTGCGTAACCAATTGCACGCCTATAATTACGGTTATTATCAACTATATCATCGGCGGGCAATGGATATGTATTAAGGTCGTCGATTTTCTCCACATCGCACAAATACCGGGCATATATATTGTAACTTTTCATATCGGCGTGCATTGTCCCGGTTGCCCCGGAACCCTCAACGGCGGTTAAATCAAACTCCAACGTATCAAACGGGGACGTTGTGGCTTTTGAATAACGAAACATTGCCACGTCGTCCGATTGTCGGCGTATCTCAACTAATGCAATTCCAAACGGTAAACCGCCGTTTATTCGTTGTTGTGAAATATAGATATAATAATTAACGTTTAATTCCGGGTATAATTTCCCCTCGAATGTGTCCGCACTTGAACCCGTCGCCATTCGTCCCGTATAAAGCCCGGATATTACCGCCGGGGAACCGTTGGACGTAATTTGTATTTCTTTCAATATATTGCACAAAGCAAAATGATAGGTTTGTACTAATGCGTTTTGGTCGGTCGTGGCGTTTGCGTCTTGTTCCCAATTCGTACCGCCCAAAAAACACGAAACAATACTATCGCCCGGAACATATATTTGAATAAGCGGGCGTTTGTTTATGGTTATACGTTGGATTGACGGGGCTAATGTTATCAAATTGTATTCCTTTTCCAACCCTGCCAACACGTCGTTATAATCGTCGATTGCGTCCGGTTGTACAACTACCTTTTTATCGTAATCGGTAAACGTGCAATCGGTTTTCATAAACTTACCTTGAAAGTATTGGAACCATGTACGCCCGCCGTCGTCGCTCTTTTCAATGCAATACAAAAATTCCGTATCGAATGACTGGCGGTTAATGTAGTTGTAATCGTCCCGGACAAAGGTAATTTTGCCGGATAACTTGGCACGATAAAACCGTTGATTGGTTTCTAATTCGTACTCCTTTGCCAAATCGTCCTTATAAATCGGATGCACGGTTTGACTTTGTAAGACGTTCGGGGCGTCCAACGTTCCCAATCTCAACCATGCCGTCCCGTTGGCGTATTGCGCTTTGCTTACATTAAACCGGATATATGCGGCGTTGTTAGGTATATCAAATTCAGTATTAGAGGCGGGCGGGTCAATCCCCCAACCGCCAATTACTTTTTTGTTACTATCGTAAAACGTGCCGCCCGCTTGCGGGGTATGGTTTTGATACAATTTGCGGGGGTACACGTTACTAACCGGGATAAATGTACGGGTATAATAGTAATTCGTATTATTCCCGTTAATATTCCCGGTCGTGTTACTTATCGCCCCGTTTGCCAAAAACGCATTTACAAATGAATGTCTATAAATCGGGTTCATATCAATTTTTAATTTTACGTGTCAAATTCTTGTAAACCTCAATAACATTGCCGTTGCCATCGGTATAACGACGACGGCGGTTTTGCTCCTTAATCTCCCTTACATCGTCTTTTAAATCCCGCAAATCCGGTGCGTTATTTTGTTGAACCGTTACATTAATGCCGTCGGTATTGTAGGCATTAAGGTACTTTTGGGGGAATGTTCCCCGGTTCAAACTATTTATTACGTCCGGGATTAAACGACGGAAACGGCGGGAATTACGTTTATTGATAACGGCGAAAAATTCCCCGCCCTCGGCACGCCTCCGGGTTCCATCCGGTTTGGTTCCTAAATCCACGTCGTCCCCGGATTGGTGGGAACCGCCCGCCAACAATTCAACCGTACCATCGCCGTAACTTTCCGAACCCCCGGCGTTGGCTGATTTGGATAATTGGGCGGCTTTGATTTTGGCGGCGGCAAAGGAACCCCACATTATAGCAATTGCCGGGATTGCAAACGGGAACCCCAATTGCGACCAAATCAAAGCGGACGCCGTTACAAGGTTTCCAATTTGTTGTATCGTTTGTATTGCCGCCTGTGCTTTCTGTGCCTTTTGTTGCTCCTTTAGGGCTTTTTCTTGGTTCTTTTTCGCAACGTCCAATTCCTTTTGAGCCATTGCAACGTTATTGGCGTAACCGTTCGCCCGTGCCTCTAATTCCGCATCTAATCGGCGTTGGCTTGCGTCAACCTCTTTGTCGGCGGCGGAAACGGCGGCGTCGGCGGCTTGTACTTTTGCATCCAAAAAACTATTTAATTGCTCAATAGCAAAGGAAACGGACGTACTTATTGCCTCCTTTTGGTCGTCGTCCAAATTCAGCCCAAACAATCCGTATATGTCGTTACCCCGTTCGTCGCCTTTGCTTTTCTCAATTTCTTGGTCGATTTTCGCAATGGTATTTTCGATTGTCTTAACCTCGGCATCCGTCATTTTAACCCCGGCGGCTTTGTTCAACTCTAAAATCTTTTGCAACCGTGCCTTTTCTTGCGCTAACCGGAACCGGGTTTTGCGTTCCTCGGAATTGCGGATTAAATCAAACTCGGACGCCTCCAACGCTTGTGTTTGGTCGAATAGCATTAACGCCCGTTGTTGGTTTAACTCGGTCGTTTGCTTCAATACCTCGGCATCATATTTGGCGTTAATATCCGCCTCGGATTGGCGCACGTCCTCGGCTAATTGCCTATTTTGTGCCAATTCGATTGCCCGTTGTTGCTGTAACAACTGAATACGCAAATTTATTTCCTCCTGCGAACCCTCACGGGCGGCGTCTAATTGTAATTGCGTCCGGTCGGCGGCGGCTTGCATTTGGTCTATTGTAATTTGGTCGTTCAATTCGCCCAAACTCTTTGCGTATTGTTGTTGCAAAAGTAATTGTTGGTTAAGCAATTCGGCAACTTGCGTTTCAGTTAATCCCCGCTCGGTTTCTAACCGGGTGTTAATGTCCTGTATTTGCCTTTCATACTCAACCCGCAATTGTTCCCGTTGCTTTTCCGCCCCCTCTGCCATCAATGCAATTTGGGCGTCCTGCGTTGCCCGTTGTGCGGACAATTCCGCCGCCCGTTGTTGGTTGGCAATATCTACCATATCAACCGCCAATTGTTCCCGTAATAAAACAATTTGGTCGTTTAACGCTTTGCGTGCCTTAACCGTTAAATTGGTTTCCGTCCTCAACTGCAATTGTATGTCGGCAATCGCACGGGCGTTGGCGGCTTGGCGTTGCGCCCGTTGTTGGTCGAATGAATTTTTAATTAAGGCAATCCGGGCGTCCTCGGCTTTGCGCAATATATCCGTTTCCGCTTTGGCGGCGTTCCGGTTTTCGTTTGCTCTTTGGGCGGCTTGTATTTTCCTTTCGGCGTCCAAATCCGCCCCCTCGGTTTTTAGATTAACGGCAATGTCAACCGCCCGCCCGGTATTATCTATTTGACCCTGTACGGCTTCAATTGCTTCATCAACCTTGACTTTATCAATTTTACCGTCTAAATCAACATCAATATAAACTTTCTTATCCCCACGGGCTTTGGCGTTATTCAACTGCAATAACATATCGTTTAATTGCTTCAACTTTGCCCGGTTTGCCTCCAAATCGTTTAATTCTTGACCGTAAAAACCAACGCTTTTATTATGCGCCTTTGTGCGCTCGGCTAATATTTCGTCCTCAATCTTTCGGGTTTCAGACAATGAAGCGTTACGGGCTTTAGCAATGTTTAATTCCCGGTTCAATTGGGCGACACGTTCGTTGCTAACCCGGTTCATTTCGGTTGCCTCGGTTTCCAAATAATCCAACCACGCCTTTTGCGCCTCGTTAAGTTTTTGTTGGTTCTTTGCCGATTTATCGGTATTAGATGCAAACAGAACTAAAGCCCCCACAACCGTAACCAATGCCAATGCCAAAAGAACATACGGGTTTGCGGCGGCAATCAGATTGAAAGCCTTTTGCGCAATGGTAGCCGCCAATGTTGCCTTTGTTCCTTGCATGGTAACAAGGCGGTTATAAACTTGCGCTTTGCTCAATGCAGCCATTTGTAGCCGGGAAATACCCAACATGATTGCAGATTGTTTTTGTACTGCGTTTTGTATGGCTTGAACCCCGGTTGTAATGGCTATTGCTGCCTGTAATTTCTTTTGCGCTTCCTGCACTTCCTCGCTTTCAGACCCGAACAACTCCATTGCCCCGGTAAATGCAGCAAACCCACCGGACGCACCCGCCGCAAAACTCAACACGGCATCCAAATTGGACGTATCGGACGCCATCCGGGTAATCTCGGCGGTTGCATCCTTGACCGCATCCCGTAATATTGCGGTTTCTTTGCTCAATTGCTGATATTCGGCGGTTCCTTGCTTACCCTCCAATCGTAACAATGCTAATTGCTTCGTTTGGTTCTCTATTTGGGTTGTCAAACCTTTTGCGGCGTCGGAATAGTTACCGACGTTTAGGGACGTTTTCCCGGTCGCTTCCTGCAACCGCTTCATTTCCTCGTAAATCGCTTTTGTTTCTGCAACCAATTTGCGCCCCTCTTCGGTCGCCTCCCTTTCCTCAACCGTCATGTTATTGAGGTATATTTTATTGATTGAGTATTGAGCGGATAAACGATTATATGAACCCTCGGCGGACTGATTTAACCGGGTCGTTAATTTGTTCAACTCGTTTGCCTCCTTTTGGGCTTGCTTCAATTCTGCCAATCGCTTTGCGTTCTCGCTTTCCGCAAATGCTAAATCCCGTGCCGCCCGTGTCAATTTGTCGGTATCGTTCGACGCCCCCCGGATTGTCTTACGTCCGTTTTCGGTCGCCCCGCTTACGCCCTCCAATGCAGCCTTAACCGTTATTGCTTCCGACTTGATATTTTGCAACGTATTCATATATGCGTCGCTTAATTGGTCTAATTGCGCAATCAACTTTGTAATACTATCGTCGGGCTTTACAAGGTCGCTATATTTTATTGGGTTGTTATTATCTGCCATACTTAACGTTATTTTCGGGCAATTTGCCCCATATTAAATTATCTTTTCTTTTCCATGTAGTTAATCAACCAAAGAAAAACAACGCCGCAAATCGCCTTATTTGACGCCGTTTTTATTTTTGGTTGGTTTCAACA